ACGTTGGCATAGTTTTTGTTATAGCCAGCATTCGGGAACTCAATCGGGAAAACAGTGTTCAGGAAGCCCGTCTGAGTCGTTTTTACGGCCTGATTATCTTTAACGAAACATGAGTTGAACCTAATTGCACGAGGCTGGAATCCGTCTACGTCCGGCTCCCGGTTTACATAAAATCCCGCCCGATAAGTCAGACTTGAGCGGCCAGACACAAAACCAGTGTTGATTGCCTGACACCCCACAAAATCAACCTTCTCCGGGATTGACGTACCTGCTGTTTTCATTCCGCTAACCAAAAACCCCATGTCACCACACCGGATTGCCGTGCACCCAGTCACGATGATGTCATGGCATGCGTTAGCAAACTTAAAACCAACTGCTGCGCCAAGATCAGACACACACCCAGTCAGACTCAAGTTTCTATTCCCATCCACCCCATCTCCAGTTCCTGTGAAGTCGAAGCACTGATCTACAAGAGTTGAAATGCAACCTGTAATAGCAAGGCTCCGAACATTTCCAAATGCAAATCCACGCCCAGCAATGTTCGTGTAAGTTGTTCCGTTCCAAGTATAAAGCCGCTTGATTCGGTTATTTGATAGCGTTCCATTTTCGCAGTTAGAAAGCCAGATTCCTTGGATGTAATCATCATCCTGATCTCCTGGTGCCCCAGGCGCCCGGCGGGCACTCATATCGTGAACGTAGCAATCCGCTAAACTGAAGTCATTGCACCACCACAAACCGATTCCATTCCCGCTTCCGTGACCAAAAACCTCCACGTTTCGGATATCAAAATCGGTGGCGTACGTGGCTCCTGTACCCTCAACTTTCAGGCCAAATACTGCGTTTATTGCAACATTGACATCGGTACTGTAAGCCGCGTTTGAGTAGACATTTGTGCCACGGTCGATCCGCACGTTTTCGATAAAAAAGCTTGGGATCTCCTTGATGTAAAGAGTCACACAAGCCAACACTCCAGCCTGATTCGTCTGCTTCAGTGTGCAGTTGCGAAGCCCCTTGAACGAAGTAGGCTGCACCGTACCGCTGACCGCATACGTGAGCCCTCCACCGTCTACCGGGAATCCACTCTGGAGTGCCGCCAGAACCGCTGCCGTGTCGTCTGTGGTTCCATCACCTACAGCTCCGAAGTCCTTGAAGGTCTTGAAGTCCCGCGCCTTGCTCTGCATCGTGCGCGTCACCGCCCCTGTCCCCTCTTGCAGAAACGAAACCTGGCTTGAGGACAGAATGCCCTCCACCGGAGCGTAGAAGACTTGCTGGCTGCGCTTGTTTTTGACGAGCACCGAATACGACGTCTGCGCGGTCCAGAAACGGCTCGGAGTGCCCAAGCGCACCGGATACCCTCCAGAGGTCCGAATGGGCTGCGCAGCGGGCTGCGTGAGGGCCTCGTCCCAGTACACCGCCACTGGATTCGTGACCGGATTCAGGTTCGCAGTGCCGACGTAGATGTAGCCGTCCTGAAGCGGTGTGCCGTCGAGGTCGGTGAAGACTGGATATGGGGATTCGATGCTCATTTTTCGGATTCTTGAGATGGTTCGGAAGTTTTTGCCTGCTGAGATTTAATGACCTCAGACAACTTCCTTATTAGAAGCTGTTGCTTGTATCCATCATTCTCTCTGGATAGTTTTATCAAAATATCTCTTACTGGTTTTGATTCGTATGTTCTAATCCCTGCTGTCATAGCAGCAGCACCTACGGCAGTTCCAGTCACTCCAAGATATTGCCCAAGCATTGTAGCTACTCCAAATGGAACAAGTTGAACTCCTGTTGGAGTATTAACTGCAAACTCTCCTGCTCGCTTTGTTAGATCTAATGCCTTTGTTAAACCATCAATCCTTTGCCTTTTTTCACCCCTAAAAATTATACCAGTTTCATCTTCCATCTTTTTGATTTCAGACAAAAATTTATTTGGAGTAAACCCATCCAATCCTCCTGATCTATCTACTGCCCTTCTTATCACAGCTCTCTCTGCTGTCTCTCTCCCAGTTTTATCAAGATTGTCGTAAAGCCTTTGAATTGTGCTTTTATTTTGAGAGAAAAGCATATCCCTAACTCTCTCAGGTGAAATATCTCCCTTGTTTAGCACTCGCTTTAATGTTGAGTCCCTTAGCTCATCAGACATTTCTGAAAGGTTTTTGTTTCCAACCTTCCACTTAATGTAATCAGATCGAGAACCTTCAGACTGAATGAAGTCGCCCATGTCGGCTCGAAGGGAATCATAAATCCTACGGACAGACCTGTCACCCTCTTCGCTGACTGTGGCTAATTCTGGAGCCTTAAATTGTAGACCTAGCAGTTTCCTGCGAGCCTCAATGTTCTTTAAGTCTTTGCCAATAATGTCCATCCCAAAAGACTCAAGCTCAGCGACGGCCTTATCATATCCAGTTCCGCTTATTCCCTTGAGCCTACTTATCTCATCCCCGACAACTTTTAGTGTATTGTCTACGTTTACGTCTTTTCCAGCTGACGATAGTTTGTCTATTACATCAGACTTCATTGCTGAAAATTTATTAACAATATCTCGCCTTCTGGACGTGAGGGCCTCAGTTAATTGTGGAAGATAATCAACACCCGGAAGGTTTGCTCCAAAATCTTCCACTAAAGTCTCAATAGCCTTTTTACGCCCAACTTCTTGCTTGGCTAATAGAGACCCTGTTCCCATGAACGTAATCTCTCGCATCTTTGCGAGAGCATTTCCAAGTGGCGTCTTGGATTGGAACACTTGTGATGTCAAGGGAGTCACTCCAATCTGCTCCGCTTCACTTACTCCTTTTGGCATAGCAGCAGAAGCAAGTTGCTTTTCTGCTGTCAATGTAGACCCAAGTGCTCCACCGGCCAAAGCCCCAGCCACTTGCCCCACCGCTCCAAGCCCCATCTCTTGCGCTACTTGAGCGCCGCCAGCGGCTCCGGCGGAACCTGCAATCTGCTGTGCAGGCTGCGAAGCCAAGGTCTCGCCAACACCGCGCACGACCGGAGATGCAGCCATCTGGAGAGCCTTCCCGACTCCCACTTGAGCTACACCCTCTGCGACTCCACGAGACATCGCTTGGACCATTCTTGCAGCTTCCGTGTCGGCCTTTGGGACACCAATTTGTGTGAGTAGATGCTGCATCGCCTCTTCCGGGCGAGTGTAATTCGTTCCGAATAGATTATTGATGAGCGAAATTGTCGGGTTGGTGAGTGCAACCGCTGCGGCTCCTGCTAGAGCCCCTGGAGGCCCAGCCATCATGCCCCCAGCCAAAGCGCCAGCTCCAATATCTCCAGCTCCACGAAGCACCCCTCCAATCATCTGCTGTGTCTGTGATCGCTCTCCGCTATCAATCCCTCCGCCTGATGCCATCAGATTGACCATCTGCGGCTCTGGCATTTGGCCGCCACTCATGATCGGTGCTTGTGGCTCAGTCTGCACCATCGTGGCAGGAGCGGCTGTCGCCGAAGACTGCTGATGCGTTGCATTTGCCCATCTCCATGCAGTTGCCTCATCAGGAGCATCGACTTCATAAGTAGCCCCTTGAACATCTACTTCGAATGTAGCCATTACCTAATCCTCCTTACGGCACCAGCAGGCGGAATGTCTTTGCTTGGAGCAACAACATCAGCCCTATTCAAATCCATCTTGTCTGTAACTGGATCATTCACTTCTCCAATCACAAGAGTGACTCGATCAGGGCTCAATTTATACTGCTCTGCTACTTTTCTGTAATTTGAGGTGATTCGATCAACCTCTTTCTTTTTGTTGTCAAAAATAACTTTCGACTCAGCTTTTATGTTTTTTCTTACTTTCGGATCAAGAAAGGCTGCATTCTCTCCTTTTGTTTTAATAAGACTGTTCATCATTGCGGCCAGATTTTGCAGCTTTTGCACTCCTGTTGTTGCTTCAATTTGGCCAGATTCCGTTACAGATACAGTGGAGTTTGGGTCTTTTAGCTTAATGAAATCCACAACCATACTTTTATCGCCTATTGGATTTTCACTAGCAGACATAATTGAGTTGAATCTTGATGTAATCTCAGGAAACTCTCTAATTACTGGGACTGCATTGTACTCCTTTGATAAGTCTCTTTCAGCTTTAACCATTTCCTCTGGCACAAACTCGCCACCCAGCTTCGACTTTTCTATGCTTGCCTTTATCTCATTCAAGGAAGTTAAAGCCTCCTTCTCTTTAACCTCAGCCTGTTTTACTTGTCCTCCGAGAATATCAGAGAATATCTTGACGGTATTCTCGGCGGCTTTTTGGTCAACAGCACTCAACCCCATGAAAGCAGCAGTTGCTGCGTTTTTTGGATCAGACAGCATTTGATCTGCGAGCCGCAGCAGCATCGGAGAAAGCGCCTTGACCTTAGGATTCTCGCTATTGCTGAACGATTGCGCCTCTTCTGTTAATATCTCGGCAGATCTTTCAGCGTTCCCAGCCCAAGCTGAAGGCAAAGACCGAGACACCGATGCTATGTACTGCTTGGTGATTGGATCTCCGACATTCTTCCTAATTAAATCCAAGTTTTTACGAGACTCCTCCATCATTTTTGTCGGAGCATAAAGTGATGCTCTTTCCATGAAAGAGATGTCTCCTGTTTCCTGAAACTTGGCTACATTCTCAGAGTAAACATTGTACCGATCCAGTTCCTGCTGTTGTTCAGCGGCCTGAGCACGCCTGTACTCCGCAAGTGCCTGTTCGCTCGCAAGGCGCGCAGACTGCATGGCTGGCGCAGCCGCAGCCTCCTGCCTTGCCGATGCAGTCTGAAGCTTCAGAAGCTCAAGCCTCTGCTGATCTGCCGCGACTTCCTCTGGAGTCTTCCTTTGCCCAGCAAGCTGCGCCCCGATCTGAAGGCTCTTCAACAATTCATGAGACGGATCGGGCAGCATCGCCCGGTAGTTAAAAGGTTCCATATTTTTACGGAGTTTTTGGCAGGAAACTTCCAGTGCTGAAGTAGTTCTTCATTCCTCCACCGAGGAACTGTCCGCTGATGTTTTTTCCTGCCCCAGTCGCACCCAAAGTCGCTCCCGGAGTCAGATTTGCTCCGGCCTGCGCGGCTCCGATATTGCCGAACTGCGCTGCGATCTGTTGTCCGGCGGCCTGAGACTGCGCGGCCTGCCCAACAACAGAAGCCTGTCCAAGACGTGAGAGATCCCCAAGCCTAGCGTACTGCTGATTGATTAGACTCGCCAGCACCTGCGGTCGGAACCGGGCCAACGCATTCTGAAGGTTGCCGCCCCGGAGCCCTCCGGTCGCCGCAGCATTCTGGAGCATGGCATTCTCTCCCTGCTGGATCAGCGATGTGAACTCTGGAGACGCTTGCAGTGCCTCAATGGCTTTCTGCTGTGTTCCCGGGCCACCCAACCCAATCAGTTCCCTCTGCGCGCCAATGCCAGCCACCCCTGCCTCAAGGTACGGCATGAACAGCTTCTTGACCTCTTCCTCGCGGGCCTGCTGGTCAGAGATCGCTGCACGAGCCTGATTCTCTTGAGATTCAGCAGCAGCCTTAGCCTGCTTCTTGGCTTGGTTTCCACCAAGAATTGATCCCCCAACTGATCCAACCACGGCAGCGATTACAGCACTCATGCGATCTCCTTTATACCTGAAACTCCAATGGCTTGACGATAATCAACAGTGATTTCTTCGCCGGTATCCCCGCCCATGCAGCCACGGATTCTCCGCAGTGCCACAAGGTGAATGTCGTCCCGGTCGTCCTTTACGAAAAATGCGTTTGGGTTCTTCGAGTGATTCACAAACCGGCCTGCCGGAGTCCGCTTCCCGCGAATCCTAGCTGGGGCGATAATCTCCCATTGCTCAATCGGTGCGCTCGCAAACATTCCGACTCCCTCGATTGCCGAGGGCCTCTGCGTCAGCTTCTGAGCAGTCCCTTTCGGAAACGGGATCTGATCGGACGAATCCTCTGACAGCGACCGAATCAAACTCGGTTCAAGGCCGATCTCTGAAGCCATCTCCGCGAAGTCCTCTCGATCTTCCTGCCGGGCTGCATACTCAAGAGCCCAGACGTCGGCTGCGTGTGCTTTCCAGATGTCGCTCTTCTCGAACAGCTGCTCCTCAAGCTTCTCGATGTCTCGCTCTTCGGTAGCATAGACGTTCTGCCAGACAGTCGTCTCGATAGCATAAGCCAGCTTCTGGCCGGGAGCACTCTCCAGCATCATCGGAGCTGTCAGGATGCGTATCTGCCCGTCATCGCACAGAAGCGCCAGTTTCCCTGCCAGCATGATGTTCATGTGGGCGTGCCGGTGGTAGTGGCCAAGAGCAATCGTACCGGCTGGAATTGTCACTTCACGGATATACACTCCCGGCCCAAAATGATGTACGACCGGACATTCCACTTGCGGAAGTGCCAGCATGTTGCTCTCAACCTCTGGAAGGGCCAGTTGCATTAGGTGATCTCTCTCCCCGTCGCGCTGATTGTCAGCGAAGTTGCCGCACTCGCAATCGTTGAAATGAATCCCCCGGCCTCGAGAGACTGCCCGACAAGCTCCGGGCATGTGTACGTCTCGGCAGGCAGAATGGTGCGGGCCTTCATCACAAGATTGCTATCTCCAGCACTGCCGCCATTCGCCACCAAGTTTACTGACAAGGTCACGTTGCTCGCAGACGTATTTGTCACGGTGAACTTGTCTATCAGAGTCTTGCAGTTCACGGCGGTGTATTGGGCAGTCTGAGAGTTCTCAGCCTGCTTCCGAGGAATGATGTTCTTGACGATGACACTCATACGCTAGTGACGCTCAAAAGGATGGACGGGATCGCCGGTACAACCCCCGCCGCTGCAACATACTGTATCTGGATGGTATTGTCATCAACCGCCCACATCAGCTCAAAATAATCGTTCGCCTTCATTCTGAAGACAAAATTCCAAGCCGCGACAGTCTCAGCGTTATTGCCTTGAATGCGAATCTGAGTTGCAGAGTTTGCGATATTAACTCCGTTGATTCTTGCCCATATCCAAACATTACCAACCGGAGATGTGGTCTTGTCTAATTGACAAGAAAACTGAAAGTTGTAGATGCCGGGTGTATCAACGACAATTCTTGAAGTGGGACTACCAACAGACACCCCGAATGATAGGTCCGTGGTGTTGAAAGTGACGGCATAGGCCGTGTTTGCCGCCGCAGCCGTCTGCGTAGTCGTGTCGAGGAAAGTTCCATACCGCTTCGGTGGATTCTCCCCGGCAGGAGGAGCAACAGACAGAAGTTCGATTGCATTTCGGTATTGGTCTAAAATCCCCTGTTGAGGCGGGGCGGACGCAATGAGATCAAGTGAGCCAGCGATGCTCTGAAGGCTCGCTAGGGCCTGCTGTGCAGCGGCGTTGGCAGATGCTGATTCGATGCCAACCTCTTCAATCCTTGCGGCATTGTCATCGAGGCTTGTCGGCACCAGATCGAACAGTTTCTCGAATGCCCGGATCGCCCGGTGATCTGTCCCGAGGAAAGCCTCAAGCTGATCTCGTGTGAGTGGACGCGGGTCTTTCATTACACCGCCAGCGGTTCAAGCTTCAGTTCGAGCCTGGTGACAGACATATGGGCATCCGAGGTTCCACGAAAACGTTGAGCCCTCCAGTTCCGCATGGACCCCTGCCGAAACCAACAAAGCCGCTTAGATCTGTCGCCTGTGGTCCCAAGCGAGATTTGCTTCTCTTGGCTCCACGTCACTCCGTCGGTCGTGTACTGGGTCCAGATTGTCGGGTTTGCTCCAAGAGCCTGTCTGCCGGTCAACGACACAAGCTCCATCTCGTGAAAGATCGCGCCACGCCCCTCGTTATAGAGAATCTCAGTGCCAAAATCCCATCCAACCACACTTCCCCAGTGGGAGGACACATCATCCGAGAGGTACCCAATCTTCGAGGATTGTGGATCTCCGACCACTGTTTTTCCGTAGACCCACACCAAATTTCGAGCCCGATACTGGGCATCGTCGCGAACGGCAGACGACAGCACAAACCAGATCGGCTGCTTCGCCAGTTGCGACACGTTGAAGTCGAACACGAGCGTCTTATCCGGCAGATGCACGTACAAAATCTGGTGCCCCTGTGTCACCCGCCCCTCCAAGAGCACTTGAGAGAGTTCGTCCTCGGTGTATTCGAGAAGTTGCTTGTCGATCTCGCGGGTCGAAATCTTCTGGGCCACAGCATTGTTCCCGAGCCAGATTGCCGGTTGTTCGTTGTGGCCGCCCCCCAGAAACGCAATGGACTGCACAAGCGGACAGCAGGCATGAGTTCCGATGACTCCTTTTTCGATGACTGCACCGTCTACCCTCTGGAACGGGAAGTTCTCGCCGCCGACGTTATCGAACACCTCGATGGAGTACCGATTCAGTGCGTAGACCTCGTTGCGAAGCTTCAGCAGAGCCTTGATCGGGTCAGGGTTGAACTCCGATGATCCGTACTTCAATGGGTCCACCGCAAACGGATTGTTGAGTTCAGTCACAACCAAGAACTCTCCGTCTGTGGTCATGAAATATCCATCCACCCAGACAAAATCCACAACCGTCCCAAGGTCCGCATCAGTGACTTGCTGAAGCGTCGTGCCGTCGTACAGGTACAAGGCCCCAGACGAAGCCGCCGCCAAGTAGTCGAACGAGTAATCGAACGTCACTTGGCCTGTGCCGCCGACATTGCCGATCTCGGTGATCGTCCAGTCAGAGTTGATGCGGACCAGCATCGTCCCCATGACACGGTACAAGACCCCGTTCCACTCGATCCCGCCACGGTCTAAACCGGGTCCGGTCGCCAGTTCAACAATGCCCTCTGCGGGGCGCAAATACCCATCCAGGATTCCGTTGTTCTGCGCCACGGGCACCATGTTGCGCGGGTACGAGACTCGAAAGTCTGACCGCTCATCCGTGTAGATCCCAGATAGGAGTTGAACTTGCATCAGTCACAGTTCCACCGCTTCAAACTTGCTGCCTTTCGCGTGGGGCGGCCCTTCTCGTCCTTCATCGGACCGGGCATCCCGCTCATGCGGGCGCAGAAAGATTTCCTACGGGCGGCATCGGCCTTGGTCTTCGGGTTTGGAGCCGGAGGCTTCAGGTTGCTTCCAGTTGCAGCGTTGTACTTGGCGCGGCCCTTGGCAGTCAATCCGGCCCCTTTCGAGACCGGAAGCTTTTCGCCACGCTTGACTGACAGTGACACCTTTTTTGCCATACTAATCAATCGGAGCAGAAAGCAACTCGTACCCGATCTTCACAACATCTTGATTATCCCATGTGTATCTTCCATCTGACTGAGCCTCAGCGATCAATCGAGACTCATTAACTGAAAACGATACATTTGCGACCACTTCTCCGTTTTTAATAAATTCAGCAGAGCAAGAAACTATCTCGCGAGCCGCATCAAGTTTGATTGATATGAGGTTCATAATTAAGCGGATTGATAACCTTGAGCGTTCATAAACACAGAAGCTCCGGCTGTACCACACGTGACATTCATAGCTGTGGCTGCTGTCCCTTTCAGTGGCGTAGGGAACTCCATATCAGCAACTGTTGCCATGTTTGCTACAGCGTTGTATTGAGCGATTGTTGTTGCTCCATCCTGAATCAAGATAGTTGTTGCGGTTGCGTTAGTGTTTTGAAACTGTATTCCTGTAATGTAATTCCTGATGCCAGCAGCACCAGCAGCACGCATTACTTGCGGAGTAGTGGTTGTCAGCACTCCAGTGTATTGCCAATCTGTTTCAGAAACAGAGAAGGGCTTGTTAATTACTTGAGCAGCACTGGACATTGTGAGACGAGCAGCATCACCAGCGATCAGCGTGGTGGGAGCTGGTGCTGTTCTCACAACCCCGCCAATAATATGAGGGTTGGCAGTCGTCGCGGCATCCTCTGCTGCTGTTCCCCCTGTAAGTGTGGTCAACGTCGCCAGCGTTTGCGCCGCCGCCAGCGAAACCGTTCCAAGCACGTTTGCAGCCGTTCCTGATTGAAGCTGAACTGGGAGAGCGTTTTGCTGGCCGAGAGAACGGAACCCCTGCACGTACATCGGCAAGTTTGGGAAGTTCTCAACAGCCAACGATGCAAGTGTCCATGTAGTCGATGATGCCGGAGCCGTTGTTCCATTGAACGACCACAAAAACACATAGAGATCCACGTTTTGATCTGGGATATTTTCGTACCGAGATCCAATCGTTGAAAAGTTTGGAGTAGTGGTACTTGCTCTAAGCGAGTTTGAGAAAAAGATTTCTCGCCCAGTCAATTCTGTCTGAAGCAATACACCTGGAGACGCAGTCGTTATTGTGGTTGCGGTCGTATCACCAGTGGCCCATCCATTACGCTGCGCGTCGATTGCGACGTTTGTTGCTACAGTTCCAGTGACTAAGTGTCGGACGTAGTTGCGGCCAAAAAGCGTTGCCGTGCAAGTGCCTGAGGCGGGCCAGCCTGCAACTGTCAGGTTAATACTAACGCCAGCAACAACAGACGCGATTGCGTATCTGCCGGGGACGCCTGCGGTACCAACAATCCCTCCCACAAGCACAGATTGTCCGACGTTGGTCGCATCAAACGTGTGTCCAGGGATCGCAACCGTGATAGACGTAGCACTGTTGATTGTTACGGCAAGTCCTTCACCGATGAGGTCAGCGAGGAGAACCGCTAGGTTGTTGTTCGCAATTCGCTGCGAGGCGGTCAACGTAAAACGCTTTCGCATGGACCCACGATAGGCTCCGACGGAGCGTGCCAAAAATTCTGCGTTTGCAGTGGTCCCGGCAACAATGTTGAGTGCTCCAGTGGCTTGATTGTACGAAACTCCAGTTCCTACAATCGGAGTCTGAACAAAAAAAGCATCAAGCACAGATACCCCCACAGCAGAAAATCCAGCCCCAGTTACATTCTGCCCAACAGAACGAACAGGAACACTGGATTGATCAAAACTTGGGATACTTGATATTGGAGTTACAGTCTTGCTATTTATTGAAGACAGTGAAGCGTTGCCTGTCGTTTGATTCGCTGCCGTGGCTGCTCCAGTAGTATTTGCGGCAATCGTTGCAAGCGAAGCATTTCCAGTGGCCTGATTTGCTGCTGTAGCGGCTCCGGTGGTGTTCGTTGCGATAGTTGCCAAAGAAGCATTTCCAACATCCTGTTTCGCCTCAGTTGCTCCTCCAACTGGTGCGGCAACAGAGGCTGAAACAACTTCAGCAAATGCCCCATTCCCGAGGTCCACGTTTTGACGGATAACACCGTCGCGAGATTTGAATACGTCTGGCATAATTTTACCCTACTCTGTACCAAGTTTTTAACACCGGCTCAAAACGAAGCCGAAAGAATCCATTCGCTGAAAGACTTGTCGGTGCTCCAATGACGGTTCCACCGTTGCCAGCCACGGTCAGCGTTGCGACCGATTGTGTGCAGTTCACCAAGACTTCCTGATTCTCGACGCAATTTGCGACCGCTGGCAGCGTGATCGTTCCGGCTGCGTATCCAGCGGCAGGAGTCAGCACAAGCCATACGCTCGCACTGGAGTCTGTGATTGCCACGGTGAAGCCTGTGGCAGATGGAGCTGCGTACTGGAGCCGTTTGCCGTCTCCGGTCTGGATTTGAGACTCGATGTAGTCTACCACGGCTCCGACCGGGACAGAGAAGTCCATGTCGTTCTGGTCCACAGCAAAGCGTGTGGAAGCCGTAACGGCATCGGTGATTGAAAGATTTCCGATTGAGCCCATGTTAATTAAAAAGCAACCCGTTGTTTGTATTTTGAAGCGGAGCGGTGTTTGGCGGGTCCAAGAACACCTGATCGAAAGCCCGATACCCAGATCCAGCGGGGACCAAGTTTGGGAGTTGTTTCTCCAAAGGATGCGCTGCGATGTTCAGCAATGCGTCAAAAGCGACCTTCCCAGCGGTTTTTGTCTCCGGTGAGACCTGCTTGCCGTACTGGGGTGCAAGACGGGCTGCTAGGGCCAGCGTGATCGCTTCATTGGCCAGTGCCGGGACATTCGTCTCAGAATCCAGATCGCTATTCTCCGGGCTCGACGGCAGCGGATAGCCGACTTTGATCCCTCTACCGTCCCAAGTGGCCATCATGGAATCCAAGCGACGAACTGCGCTTTCGAGTTGTTCGGGCTGCAGGTCGAACACATACGACGCAAGCCCGATCTCCTCAAACGCAGCCTCAACGAACTGTCGCTTGGTGTAGCCCATGACTGTTTATACCCTAGCCCTCGTCGGCTTCACAGAGGGAATGCGAGGACTTTCAATTTTTTCTTCTGCGGGATCAAGCTTGCCCTCGTGGTAGGCCAAAGCATCAACAGGCGTTAGATGCCACCCCTCGGAAAGCGCCTTCTTGAAGGCCGCTTCGTCTTCCGAATCGACAACAACGTAAGAAAACGAGCCACCATCAATTTGATGCGGACCACCAACACGATAAAGCATCGTCGGATTTGCCATCTCACTTCTTTGATTTAGATTTAGCCTTTTTCGCTACACTTAAAGCAATGGCGACAGCTTGTTTTTGCGGTTTCCCACTTTTCATCTCCGCTTTGATGTTAGCTGATACAGTTTTTGGAGAATAACCCTTCTTCAATGGCATAATGCAAAAATAGCAGAAGAGGGGTGGGATTACCACCCCTCTTCGTTGGTCAACACCAGATACTAGGTCTGGCTGAACAGGATGACACCGCACATCTGCGGGTTTGTCATCCCAACACCGAAGCGGGTGTCGCAACGGTACTTGTAGGTCTTCGAGTTGATGTCGAAGAACTTATACATGATGAGTTGAACCCCAAGGTCGGTTGTGCCGGTGATATAGGAAGCCCCGGACTCAGCCATATTGCCGTCCACGCCATTGCGACCCGGAAGCAACTCGATTGCGCGCTCGTCCCAGAAGGGAGCCACGTTGCAGGACACCGTGTTCAAGAAGGTGATTGCAGCACCGTTTGCAGGCGTTGCCGTCACGTTCTTGTACTCCGATTCAGGAGCCGTGGGGCTCGAATCGGCTGCGATGATGGGGGGCGAGATCGTAATCACGCCAGATCCACCCCCGCCGGACACAATGCCGGTCACCGTGAAGGTACGGAGTTGGCCGGTGTCAGACTTGGTGATCGCGTTGACCGCATTCACGTTCAAGATCGTAAACCTATCACCAACCTTGATGGTCCCAGAGGACACAGCAACCGTCAGGTTCTGGTAGCGGTTGTCAACGTTGGCGGTTTCACCAGTCGCAGCGGTCGAAGTAGCCTTCGGCACGTAGCGTTGGTTTGCACCGTTTACCGTAACGCCAGTGGCAGTGGCTGCCGTCAGACGATAGGTGTACTCAGCGGAGTAGGTGTCAAATCCAGCCACAGGACCAAGGAAGCCGTCTTCGTAGGCCTTGTTGACCTTCGGATTGGCAGAGGTCTGAGGTTTAGCGAGAGTTCCAGCCATCAACGCATAATCGCGGGTGTGGATGAACGCTTTCCGGGCCGAGCCCATGTCTACAACACCTTGCTCCTCCATCAGAGCATTCGCGATTGCGAGGTCATCGTAACCGGAAGCCGCACTGAGACGCTTGACGACAAGCGTGCCCTGGATGCCAGCAACGTTCGCAATGGCGACGTTGATGTCACTGGAGAGCTTCTGGGTTGCAGACCGCATCTTGCGCTCGCGCTGGAGCGGGTCATTGAGGTCATTGCTCGTCATCACCCACGGGACGGTTTTGTCAAACCCAAGAGAGATCGGGACAGACAACTGCGTCACGTCACTGAAGGACGAGGAGATGCTGGTGCCAGCAGGACCGTCGATGGAGGTCGAGATGTACGGCATTGGCCGCCAAATCGCAGTCCCCTGCGAGCGTTCCAAGGTCTGAGCGTCAGCGTTAAAGACCGAGACGTTCCGACCGAACTTGAGTCGGTCATCGAATCCGGCCAACAGTTCATCGAAGAAAACAGTTTCCTGTTTCGAGAATGCAGAAGGCATAATTAGTTATTGCGTTGAGATTTAAGATACTTTGCGACTTTTGAACGGTCGCCCGTTTTGTCTGCTTCCGCACGCAACCGTTCGAGCGTCGAGTCAAATGAGCCGGATAATGGCGCAGCTCCTTTCACTGTCTTTTCTGGCGGTGGTGCTGATTTTTTACGTTCCACGCTCACACGAGTTTCAAGTTTGGCTATCTCAAATGCGAACTTTACTGGGTTATTTATCTCAGAGAGTTCTTTTGCTTTCTTGGGATTCTTACCTAAGGCGTAAACTAATTCAGCAGGGTTTTTTGCACCCTCCACAATGATAGCAAGCTGCGTTTGATTCAGTATCTCTTGAATGGTCTCTTCAGCTTCTTCGAAGTCTTTGACCTTCAAAGAGGACTTGGCCTTTTGAAAGTTCTCTAACTTCGCGTTCCACGCTTCCTGCTGTTTCGCCTCTTCGGCCTTGGCTTTCTGCGCGGCTGCTTCAACCTGCTGCTTGCGAAGGTGCCACCGTTCAAGTTCGGTCTCGAACTTATCAGCGTCATAATCACAAGCCTCAAGAGTTGGCTTCTGCCCCAACTTCGGTGTTTCTTCCACCGGAGCAAGAGCCTTCAGCTTCTCTTCAAGTTCCCGAATCCGCTTCTGCTGCTCACGATTGGTCTTCCTTACGTTTCGAACCCACTCAGGAGCACGCTTTTCGTCTTCTTCTTGGGGCGGCGTTTCCCCGTCGATTTTGACGATAACCTCATCAGAAGATTCTTCTTCACTAGAGCTATTATCTTCTTCGCTACTCGAAGAAGGTTCTTCACTTTTGCTAGAATCAGTTTCTTTGTTTTCATCAACAGAAGGATTTTGCTCTTCCTTGATTTCAACTTCAGAAACTACTTCTTCTTTATTTTGGTCTATCGTCTCGTCGTCTGCCTTTTGTTTGGTATCCATTTGCTGTTAACTGAAAGAAAAAGCAATCCTATTTATTGCATAGGTGGGGGCGCGCTTTCGCGTTGCACCGCTTGGCCTATGCGGTCAGCAAGGCCGAAGATCCGGTCCTGATCGAGATTGCTGACCTTGGAAAGAGTCTCAGCCGTCTTCGCTCTGGTCTCCTCGGCCTTAGCCAGCGTCAGGATTGTCTCTGTGCGGCTCTTGGTGGCCTGTGCAAGGGCCTGCTCGCTTGCCGCCTCCAGATACTGCTGCTGCGGGTCAGGGGGCATATTTTGGGCCTCCTGCATGAGTTGCTGAGCCTCCAGTTCGGTCGGCTCGATAACACCCATCCGCAGAAGTTTCTTACGGAAGTAATCGCGCACCTCGCCGACTCCTTCGCCTTCCATGTTCATCATGGTCATCGCCGACAGCACCTGAAGCATCTCCGGATCTTGCGTGATCTGCATCATGTTGGTGAGAGCGCGCACCGTTGCCTGCCGCTTCGTTGCCGACGTCGGCCCGATTGTTACCACAACGTCGTACTCGGCCTCAGACATATCATTTTCAACCTCGACCTCACCTTCCTCGGTCATGACCGGCTTATTGAGTTGCGCGGGCTCCGTTTTGCCGTTCGCCATGATCTTCTTCATCTTGCGGTTTGGCTCCACGTACACGTCCTTGCTCATCGACAGCCAGATTTCAGCAGACCGCTTCTCGGCCTTGGCCATGTTCGACATGTAGATGTAGCTCTGCATGTCCAGCCGCTGCTGAACCATCTCCACGGTCTTGCTCGAAAGGTGCGAGAGCACCTTGTCACCCTGGTTCTGGTTCCCAAGGATGTCCTGCATGTCCACCTCGGTGAGTTGCAGAAGCGCAGCCATCGCCTGCGGGATGTCAGGGGACTTCGTGAACCCGACCGGGCCTGCCGGGACCGAATTTCCAGTCGCATCCGTCACAGGATTGACGAGCAGATACGGGTAATTCTTGACGTTATCCTCCGCCCAGAGGGTTGTATGCCCAGCGACCTGTTCAGGGGTGAAAATTGGCTTCTCGATGCTCGAAAAGGCCGAGATTTCGCCCAATTTCGACACCTGCATGTTCTTGAGCCGCTGCGCGTCTTTTGCGAGCCGCACATGCCCCATGCACCGCTCCACATTGTCCACGACCCACCGCTTGCCGTACACCGGCACAATCGGAATATGCTTCCCGGCGATATACCCGCAGTCCTCAAGGATCTCATTACCCGAAAGGATGTACTTGTGGACCTTGCGTCGCTTCACCTTGCGCTGCTTGATCTCCTTCCAGCCGGTCGCTGCCAGCATATCCTTCTTCTCCTCATACTCGGCCTCGTCAAAACCCTCTTCTTCGCCGGTCAACTGATCCTGAAAGGTGCGGATCACCTCAGATTTCATCTCCACGACGTAGTATTCAGCCACGTAGACGACGTCCGGCGTGTACCAGTCGAACTCGGTGCGCTCAATTTCCTTATTGAAAGACACTGGCTCCCGATTCCACTCAGCCTTGAAGGCGTCCGGCGTCATTGCCGTCAGCACAAAGCAGTATTTTGCATCTGACTTGTCTTGCCGCCGGGCATCCAGATCGAAGAACACACTCGAATCAGCGTCAAAGATCGGCTCGAACCGAATCCTCTGCCGCTCGTCCTCCTCATCCTCCTCGTTCTCGTACTCAGTCCGCAGCCTCCACGCCCCCATTCCACCGTGAACCGCTTCACTGAAGGCGTTGTCCTTGGCCTCTTCAGCGCAAGAATCCTGCTCGTCGGCCCGGTGCAGCCCGGCACACACGTCAGCGAGAGAATCGTACTCAGAACCATCCTTTGATGCAAATTCAACTCCAATTCTGTTATTGCGATATTCGTTTTCGATACGCAAAACTGCCATTGCGACTTTGTTTATCTCAAAGCGTGGCTTGTTATCGAACTGCTGACCTAATGGGCCTTCCCATTGCGCCCCCGGAATAGTCGCAAAACGTCTATCATCCAAGCACTGCAACCGCTCATCTTGATACGCAATCTGAATGGCATTGAATTGCTCAATCGCCTGCCTGTGAAGACCTTCTTTCATCTCTTGAAAAAGTTAAGCATCGGAACGACAAACGACGAACTGCGAGTTGTTTGTGATTTTCCAGCAATCGCCGCCCGATTTATGCCGCTAACTATGAGGTAACGAGTCGCATCCATCAAGTGATCGTTTTCCTTGACGACCTTTCCCTTATCGTCACGCCGGTATAGCCGAAACTCGTTTACCCAGTTCCGCAGGCTCTTGTACACCTTCAGGCGACTTGAGGACATGCGCTGCCAGACCTCGTACAGACCGCTCTCCACCGAGTTGTTCGCGACCGCAATATCCAGCCCATGCCTCCGGTACAGTCCCAGCAACTGCTGACCGTCAGTCTGTGCGCGGCCCCTGGACGCCGGATCAATCGCCCCGGGGATCATCCCGCGAGCCCGGATCGCTTCAGCGTGCAACGCTGGCTCCAGTTGGCCTTTGTAGTATTCCGAGTACAGGTAAACCGTGCCGCTCTCGGGATCAATCGCGCCCCACACACAAGCCGTCCGGTTCCATCCAACGTCCATCCCGAAGCAGCGCTTCCAGTGCTGCGGCAGATCGAAGTCATCAACCACAAGCTCGCTCTCCGGCACCGGATAGATAGCCCCGCTGCCAAGCTGCGGGATGCCCTTGGAACGGGCGTCTCGCTGGAATGGCGGTATACTCGCCCACAACTCCTCTTTCTGCTGCTTGGAGAGATGCGGAACATCGTCCCACGTCGCCATGCCGACGTACTTGCTCCCAAACGCCCCAGGCTCAATCGTCCCATTCGGCAGAAACATCATCACCGTCTCGCTCATCCCCATTAGCGGCGTGAATGTCAGCATCACGAGACCGTCGTTGGTCATCGTTCGGAGCACGCACTCCGTGTATACATCAGCCGGAGGCTCTTCATCGAGCCAGATGACCTCTTGTGCGGTTCCCTGAAAGGCTTCGCGTTTCTGGTCGTACGACTTGAACGTCAACCGACTCTCGCCTCCGGTGATGTGCTTTACCGTCACGATTTCGATTGCCTCAGATACACCGGGCTTGGTCGTCCACCGAAGAAGAGAATCCTTCGGGATCAATCCGGTTCCGAAATCCCCGTACTGCCCCAGCAACGCAAGCTGAATGATGTCACGGGTCGTCTTCCCGGTGTCCCCTGCCGCCCACGCACTGATCGGCCCATCGAACCGCTTCCCCTTCCACCATGCCGGATAATTCCCAGTCAGGTGCAACGCCATCTCGTACGCACCGATCCCCCACGTCTTGCCGACACGGTTCGCTGCCATCATTAGCCGCTCACGGTACCTCGCTCCGGCAGCGAAGTATTCCATGTGCTTCGGATACCACTCCCGCCGCAGCGGCCCAGTTTCAGGGTAGTACGTGGAGATCTTCCGCTCCCGCTGACGCCGCATCTTCTCCTCGAGAAGGAGCGTCAGCTCCAATCGTTCATCAAGCTGGTCCAGTTCGTTCACCGAACCAGCTTACCACAGCTCATTCCTTTGCAAATTGCTGAACAGCAGACGCAATTCTCTGAGCCGTAGAGCCTGAAAGCACGTTAATCGGCAGACTCATCAGCAGCCTATCCACAAGCCGCAGAAGCTTCTGGTACTCTTCCAGCCGCTCCGCCGCTTCATATAGCGCCGCACCGACCGTGCCGCACTCTGAGTCGTCATCTTGTGCGAGCACACGAAGTGCCGCCGCAATGGTTGAGGTTTTGCTCCTAGTGGTCATTTTGTGCTCTGGCTCCCGCTCCAGCTCCAGCTCCCGCTCCAGCTCCCGCTCCCGCTCCAGCTCCCGCTCCAGCTCCCGCTCCCGCTCCAGCTCCCGCTCCAGCTCCAGCTCCCGCTCCAGCTCCCGCTCCCGCTCCAGCTCCCGCTCCAGCTCCGTTCAAATCCTCTTCTAAGTGTTGCTGCGTTCATAAGAACAAGCGCGCCCCCATTGCTGAAGGCGCGCAGTTGGATTTTACTATTTCACGCCTGAAGGCAGCGACGGAATTGAGGCGAAGTCCACAATCGCCCCACGCCCGACGCCGACGCTTGAATCTGCCGGGAATGGCTCGATCTCACAGGCCCCCTGCGGGTTCCTCAGGAAGTCACTCCAGCGGCCAGTGTCAGGGATCCACGCCGCGTCAGTGAGCGTGATTTCCAGTGGGTAAACCGCTTCCACACGGCCAGTTAGGTACATCGTCACCGTCCGAAATACATAGGCTTCACCCACAGTGTAGGGGTGAGTCTTGGAGGCTAATGGCTTCTTGGACTTGGATTTAAGCTTATTTGCTTTGGTTGTTTTCATGGTTTTTGTGTTTTTGCGACTAACAGTTGTGTTTTCTGAACTAGATTTGCGATTCCGGCAAGAATTTTGTGTGATTTGTCACTTCTTTTGATCCTCAGGGAAATACTTCGATGGATGACACGTCAACCAGCCAATGTTGTCTGGTTTTTTAATTTTCATTGAGCATAAATAAAATTTACAACAAAACACATTTCCAGCTTTATCCTTAAAAATCCTATAACGCTCAAACCCACCACACCACGGAACTAAAACGTAATCCCATCCAAACAATAAGTGCAATAGTCTATACATAGTTTTTTTACGCGTTTAACGAATGCGCGCCCCTCGGTGCTGGTTAATCCTTCCACTTGCCAATTGTTTTTAGAAACGCCACTGCTCTTTCTCTTGCAGAAAAATGAAGTGGATGCCCATCGTCTGCTGGATACAAATTATTCTCCATTGCAGTCCACAGATTTGGAGGAAGCATCTTCTCCGCCTCGTGCATTGCGTTGAGGTCGTTACAGTAGTTGGGAAGTTTGCGCCATGTCGCAACTCCGCCGTGATGTTCAATTAAATACCACAACTGAACTCCATTCGGATCCGGTTTCCCTCTTCTTGTTCTACGCTCAATTTCAAGATCAAGAACCTCCGCAATCGCTCTGTTGATTTCTTCGTCGGTCATTTCTGTTCCTCCTTCTGATTTGTTGTTTCTGTGTTGAGTTCGTCAGCCAACATCACCGCTACCCTTGCCGCTGCCGACAGCACAAGCTCTGGCCACTGCTGCGAGTTGCCGCATGGCTGCATATAGCTCTCACCGTTCACTCGCATCAGGATCACGACGACTTCAGGATTTAACTCCGCCTCGATCACGCGGCTGACCGTGCGGAGAACGCTTTGGGTGTCGTTCATTTCGCCACCTCCTGGAGGGCCGCTGCCGTCACCGGAAAACACTTCCCGAAGATCCCCCGTATCTCCTCAGCGATGATCCGATGCTCCTTCTGGGTGTGGCGGTCGCAGCGCACTGACAACTAGTGTATCCACGACCGCACTGAGCCTTTCATGTATAGCGTCGTACTGGTCGCCAGCGGCAGAATCATGCGAGCGCATTCGCGGGCTACACCAGCTTCGATGAGATCATTGTAGTACGCCAGCGACTGCGCCATAAAGGACTCCACAGAATACGGCAACACTTCCGTGCTGCTCTGCCGGTTGCTCTCAGCCTGCTTGCGAAGCTCCACGGGCTCGATACCAGGCGCATCGGCATACCGCTGGCTGAACTCCTGAAACGAGAACGACCGATGCCGCAGGATCTGCGCGGCAATGGCGCGAGACGTCTTGATCTCAACCGTCATGTCGGCCTGCTCGAACACTGACCAGTGGTCGTTTTTAATTCAGTACGCCAGCAGCTTTGGCCCAGTCAGCGTGTTAAGCTGGTTGTCTGGATTGCTAACACGAGCATTGTGGACGATAAGCTCTTCAGCGGTTGTAATGCCGTCGATGAGCGGGTGTGTGATGGAGATGATACGGACGTTCATTGCTGTATTTCTTTCTGCCACTGCTCAAAAGCCTGCCAAACGGCTTTGCTTGGGTTCTGGCATTTCCTTTCGGTGCCGTCTTTCTTCAGCCACAGCGGGCCAAATCTCTTATCGTAGTCAAACCGCCACTCCCGACCATTGACCACGATCTTCTGCTCTGGCAGGTCGCACACTGAGACCACAGAACCGTCGGCGAAAAACATATCTTTCACCCCTGCACCTCCTTGCATTTTTTGATTTGTTTCATGAGTTCTGTAAATGCTAACTTTGCTGTAGCCGGAACTACTCCATTCCCGAGCAAACGAAGTTCATCGACGCGATTATCACAGGTGAAGCACAATTTGGCATAGTCCATCCTACTGGAACTCCCATCAATGTTTCCACCCATCGTGGATTTAGTTTTCCGTTCACTTGTTTGTCCAGCTTTGGCGTCATGCTGCCGTTTTTTTGCCGGTGAGCCCCAGTCGAAACTGTTGCCGTCGCCCACGATTCTTGGCGGCTCCCATGCGTGCTGGGGTTCGTTGGGGCGGCTGGGCCAAACATCACAACGGCCTCCAGCGTGTCCAGCCTGTGCTTTCCGTCCTTGCGAGGCACCGCATTCCAGCAGCCCTTCCAGTCGCGCGTCGTTGCGGAAGGACAGGATGAACACGCGCTTTCGTTGGTGCGGCGCGCCTGTTTCAGCCGCGCTGAATATGCCCATCGTTGTTCTGTAACCCAGTCGGTCCAAGTCTTCAATGACGTCGTACAACCCCAGTGAGATATGCCCTTCGACGTTTTCAAAGAAACAGAGACTTGGTCGCATTGCAGCAATTCCGGCTGAAATAAACGGCCAGAGGTGTCTTGGGTCGTCTGCTCCAGCTCGCTTTCCTGCTGTACTGAATGGCTGGCACGGGTATCCGCCAGTGAGGATGTCCACGCGGTCACGAAACCGCTCGTATGGGAAGCTCTTAAGATCCGCCCAAATAGGTGCCGGGTCCATAAGTCCCGCTTCCATTTTTGCAACCAAGTTTGCAATGGCAAATGCTTCGATCTCACAAAGAGCGACTGTGCGCAAAGTTGGGATGACTCGCTTAAGTCCAAGTTCAATTCCGCCATATCCTGCACAAAGGCCGATGTGTGTAATTGTTTTGGTAGGATCCACATTATGCCTCCTCCTCCTTCTTCAGCTCCGCCACGAGGGCGTTTGCCCATTTCACAGCACCTTTTGTCACCTCTTCAATTATTCCATCACCAACAGAATTTGATGGGAGAAGCCGCAAAATCAGCATAGCCGATTCAATCCGCACGCGATCCCAGTCAACGGGCGCAGGTTTTTCTGCCCGCTGTGCGGACCTCAGAAACAACTCCGGAGAACAGCTTGGCATGTTCATAAATCTGAAAAGTTCAACCTCGGCTTTCTCGGCTCGGGCTTCATTTTCACGGGCAATCCGCCTCCACTCGTGCCTGCTCTTTACCAGCCATTGAACCCACTCACCTAGCGTCATAGGCTTACGCTCTCCAACCTCGTTAGATGGGTGGCGTGTTTCGACATCAACAGCATTAAGGATAGATTCCATTTGGCCCAGCAATATGCTGCGAGAACGGGCCGTTTCGGTCTCCTTTGCGAGCAACTTCCAGTATGCGGTTTTATTCTCACAGTGGTCATACATCTTCTGCGCACTTTCGAGAGTGGCTTCGGCTTTCTCGGCGCGGGCTAGAAGCTTATTAACCAGATCTAGTTCGTTTATGATGACCACAGAACTAATGGTGTCTCCGCTATTGTCTTGTTGTCTTAGTTTTCCAATTTCACTCATTTTGCTTCCTCCTGAATCTTTATTAACTTTGCCTTGAAACGGTCACGCTCACCGGCAATCGCTTCGACCTGCGCGAGCAGAGCATCACGTTCTGCCGTAAGCCCATCCACCAACCGCTTCAACCGCGCAATATCACGCCAAGCCTCGCCGGTGTAACCTCCCTCAGCCTCTAGCACTCGCATCAGCTCTTCGATGCGATGCTCACGCTCCCAAACATCGAACCGCAGACGACGAACAACCTCGTTGAAACCGGCACTAGCTTTGTACGCCTCAAGCTCCTGCCTGATGGAGGCAAACACCTTGCGTAGATGCAAAACACGACCAAGACAACCAGGGCCGTAGGCCCGGTCTTCATCGTGCGGAACACCCCAATCAAAAGCACTCAACTCGGGGATTATGTCCTCGATGCAATCGCTCATCCTTCCTCCTCCTGATTGTCGACGAGCGCCAAGAACTCAAACACCGCGCACTCTTTTCCGTTATGCACTACCGCCCCGGTTTGCCTGAAGTACGCCTTCGGCGGCAGTGCGCTTGTGACTTGCTGCAGTGCCGTTATCGACAGCGGCCCCAGCACACGCAGCAGGACTTTCTCTTGCTCGTTCACTCCATGACCTCCTTCACAAACACCCCGTTGGGGAGGAGAATCCCTCGGCGGTCTTTGATCTCGTCATACGCCAGCTCCAGGCACTCCCGGAGCGACCAACCGCTCAGGTAAGCCAAGTTGATGAGACACACCGTCACGTCGCCGATGGCGTCTCGCATATCATCAAACTGGCTCTTGGCTACCGCATCCGCCAGCTCCCCCATCTCGCTCACAGCCTTCAGGAGCTGACTATCAAGAGTTGCATTTGAAGTGATCCCACGGTCGTAAGACCATTGCAGCACTGCTGCTTGAAGTTCGTCTAGTGTCATAGTCTTTTAGTGTTTCAAACCAACGATTGAGACTGTGACACTTTTTGGTGCGTTTCTGCAATAAGAAAATGCACTGAGCGAGAAGATTCTCGCAAGAGCGTACAGCGCAAGCTGTTGCGCGTTGGATTTTTGTGGGTCTTCACAAAAAAAGTGGCGTGTGGGTCAGCAGCTCAACAAGAACCGCAATCGGTGCTTTGCCAAACACCGCCGGGATCTCCCGGAACCCACACGCCTTTCTTTTTTCAATCTACCGTGCCGCAATGCTGCCGGTGCCGCTCTCGCGTGTCAACACACTACACCGCAGGCAACTCCACAACGGTATCCTCAGCCGAG